TATTACGACCCGGGCATGGGCCGTGAAGTGGCAATATTCATCCCCGCAGAGGATGTCATTGTTCCCTACGGAGCATCCAACCTAAACAGCGCAGAGCGTGTTACACATGTAATGCGCAAAACCAAGAATGAACTGAAGAAGCTGCAAGCCTCCGGCTTTTACAAAGACATTGACCTTGGCGACCCTGTCAACATCCTTTCTGATATTGAGAAGAAAAAGGCAGAGCAGCAAGGTTATAAAGCCACCGATGACAATCGCTACCAAATCTTGGAAGTGCATACAGAGCTGGACATCGAAGGCTTGGAAGATGTAGATGAGAATGGAGATCCAACAGGGATTGCTCTTCCTTATGTGGTCACCATTGACTGCGGCACAGATGAAGTCCTTGCCATCTACCGCAACTGGGAAGAAGAGGATCCGAAGAAGCTCAAGCGCCAGCACTTCGTGGATTACTGTTACATCCCGGGCTTTGGTTTCTATGGCCTTGGCTTAATCCACATTATTGGCGGATACGCCCGGGCGGGAACCGCACTGATCCGTCAGTTGGTGGACGCTGGAACGCTGTCCAACCTGCCGGGCGGATTGAAGTCCAGAGGTATGCGAGTCAAGGGAGATGACACCCCAATAGCTCCGGGCGAGTTCAGGGATGTGGATGTGCCGTCAGGCACGATCAAAGACAACGTAATGACGTTGCCCTACAAAGAACCCAGCAATACATTGCTCACTCTTCTCAATCAGATAACAGAAGAAGGCAGGCGGCTTGGTTCAATCGGGGAGATGAAAGTCTCTGATATGAGTGCCAATGCTCCTGTTGGCACAACTCTCGCCTTGCTTGAGCGCCAGCTAAAGACCATGAGTGCCGTTCAGGCCCGTGTCCATAACTCCATGAAACAGGAGTTCAAGCTCCTGAAGAACATCATTCGGGACTATGCGCCAGAAGAATATGACTATGACCCAGAGAAGGGAAATCGTCAGGCCAAGCGGGAAGATTACGACATTGTCGAGGTCATCCCGGTAAGTGACCCAAATAGCTCAACAATGGCCCAGCGGATCATGCAGTATCAGGCCGTGATCCAGTTGGCTGCTCAGGCTCCTCAGATCTATGACTTGCCCAACTTGCACCGCCAGATGATTGAAGTTCTAGGTGTCAGGAACGCAGACAAGCTGGTTCCAACCTCAGATGATCAGACTCCCAAGGATCCGATCAGCGAGAACATGGCCTTCCTCAATGGCAAGCCAACCAAGGCATTCATCTACCAAGATCATGATGCCCATATTGCAGCGCACCAATCCTTCATGCAGGATCCAATGATCGCTCAGACCATCGGGCAAAACCCAATGGCTCAGAAGATCCAAGCCGCAGCAATGGCTCACATTGCAGAACACTTGGCGTTCAACTACCGCAAGAAGGTCGAAGAGCAGATTGGTGTGCCAATCCCTGCGCCGGACTCTCAGCTTCCAGAGGATGTCGAGGTCGAGCTTTCTCGTCTGGTCGCTCAAGGATCTGCCCAGCTTCTTCAAGCCAATCAAGCTCAAGCTCAGCAACAACAGGCCCAGCAAACAGCCCAAGATCCTTTGGTTCAAATGCAACAGCAAGAGTTGCAAATCAAACAAATGGAAGCTCAGGCCAAGGCCCAGAAGATGCAGGCAGACACGCAGATTGCCCAAGCCAAGCTGCAACTTGAGACTCAGAGGATGCAAGGAACTCAAGAGATTGAGCGAGAGCGCATCCAAGCCCAAGACAAACAAGCCAACCAGAAGGTGCAGGTAGACCTGTTTAAACGCAAACAATGAACGAATTCGAATACATCACGAAACAATTGAGGGAGCGAAGCGAGATCGTTTCCGAAAGACTTGGTACGGGCGGAGCTAAAGACTACGCCGAGTACCGGGAGCTGTGTGGACAAATCCAAGGTCTACTGTACGCACAGTCCGTGATAACCGACCTTGTGCGAAAAATGGAGAGTAATGAAGATGACTGAATTCGATGTTCAGGCAGTGGATCTGTCCGGTATTTTGAATGCCACGACAGAGGAGAAGGCAAAACAAGTGCCGGATCCAGCAACGTTTTATCTCTTGTGCGTTTTACCTGAGATAGATGAAGAGTATGAAGGTGGCCTTATCAAAGCAAACCAGACCATGCATTACGAAGAACTGCTGTCGCCAGTGTTGTTTGTCGTAAAGATTGGGCCTGATGCTTACAAAGATGAGAAGCGCTTTCCGTCTGGGCCTTCTTGCAAGGTTGGAGATTTCGTCCTTGTCCGTCCCAACACCGGGACACGGATCAAGATTCATGGAAAAGAGTTTCGCCTGATTAACGATGACAGCGTTGAAGCTGTTGTTCAAGATCCTCGTGGAATTACCCGTGCGTAAGGGGAAAAAATATGTCCGATAACGAGAAAACTGAATTTGAATTTCAGGATTCTGAGATTGAGCAGCCAAAACGTGGGCTTGCCATCAAAGAGCCAGAGCCAGAAATTGAGATTGTTGATGACACGCCGGAGGAAGACCGTGGTCGAACTCCTATGGCAACACCGCCACAGGAGCCGACTGACGAAGAGTTGGAGTCCTATTCCAAGCGTGACCGGAACAAAATCCGTGAATTTACCAAGGGTTATCACGAAGAACGCAGAGCAAAAGAGGCCGCTCTCAGGGAAAAAGAAGAGGCAATTAGCCTCACAAAAACTCTTTTTGATGAGAACCAGCGCCTCAAAGGCACTGTAAACACAAGCCAATCTGCTCTCTTGGAGCAGGCAAAACGAGTCGTTGCGCAAGAGCTTGAAGAAGCAAGGCGCAAGTACAAGAACGCTTACGAGGCGGGAGACTCCGATGCTTTAGTCAATGCGCAGGAAGAAATGACTTCCGCAAAGATGAAAGTGGAGCGTGTAAACAATTTTAAGCCAGCCCCTTTACAGGAGCAGGAAAATGTTGTACAAACTACCCACCTGCAAGCGGAACCTAAACCAGACTACAAAGCCGAGGATTGGCGGAAACAAAATTCTTGGTGGGGTCAGGATAAGGAAATGACCAGTTTTGCGCTTGGAGTGCATGACAAACTGGTTAATGACGAGGGTGTTGATCCTCAAAGTGACGATTACTATTTGCGCTTAAATGGTAGGTTACGCCAAGTATTCCCGGATAAGTTTGAGTCCGAGGAGTCCGATGATTCGAAATCTCATCGCCCTAAATCAAGCGTTGTTGCTTCTGCCAGCAGAAGTGTTGCGCCCAGAAAAATCACACTTTCCCAGTCAGAAGTCAACATTGCCAAGCGGCTTGGAGTTCCATTGGAACAATATGCTCGTGAGGTTGCGGTATTAAGGAGAAATCAAAATGGATGATCAAAATCGTACAAAGCGCTCTGTCGAGTCTCGTGAATCACAAATGCGGCCCAAGCGTTGGGTTCCGCCTCAGTTGCTTCCCGAGCCTGAAAAAGAAGATGGTTGGGATTTTCGTTGGATCCGAATCAGCACTTTAAACGCCCCTGATGCCGTGAACATTTCTACAAAGTTCCGTGAGGGTTGGGAACCTGTGAAGGCTGCCTCCCAACCAAAACTCCTGATGTTGAACAACCCCAACGGGCGGTTCCCAGATGGAATTGAGATTGGTGGTTTGCTTCTTTGCAAAACCCCTATTGAGTTCACTCGTGACCGTGATGCGTACTACCAAGAACAGGCTAGAGCGCAAATGGAATCGGTGGATAACAATTTTATGCGTGAAAGTGATGCAAGAATGCCACTCTTCAATGAGCGGCGCTCTAAAGTCACATTTGGAAAATCAATCTAACTTGGAGCTTTAAAACATGGCTTACCCCACTGTCTCAGCGCCCTACGGCCTTAAGCCTATCAATTCACTTGATGGCAAGCCGTATGCTGGTGCTTTCCGACAGATTCCTGTTGCCGCTGCTTTTGCTACTGCCATCTTCTTTGGAGATACAGTTCAAATCGACAGCACGGGTTATCTGGTTCTTTCAACAGCTACCAACTCCGGTAATATTGTCGGCGTTTGCGTAGGCGGTCAGTACGTCAACTCCAACGGTCAAACCGTTGAGGGTCAGTACATCCCCGCATTAATTTCAACCGCAACTAACTTGGCTTATGCGTATGTTGTAGATGACCAGCAAGCACTTTTCAAAGTGGCTGTTGTTTCCTCTGGCACAACCATGAGTTCCGCTGGTCGTACCGTAGTTGGCTCTAACTTGGCCTTGGTTCTCAATGCTGGCAACACCGTTACTGGTAACTCTGCCTACGCTGTGACCCTGACAGGTGCTGGAACTACAGCGACTATTCCAATTCGGGTGATTGATGTTGTGCCAGAAACCGCTACTGCGGCTGACACTTACACCGAGCTGTTGGTGAAAATCAACACACACCAGTACAACAATACCACTGGTATCTAAGGAGTAAGAAATGGCTATTTCCCGTGCGCAACTACTGAAAGAACTGCTCCCCGGTTTGAACGCCCTGTTTGGCTTGGAATACAAGACTTACGGCGAACAACACAAGGAAATCTACGAAACAGAGACTTCCGAGCGTTCTTTTGAAGAAGAAACCAAGCTGTCAGGATTTTCTGCCGCTCCCGTCAAGAACGAAGGCTCCGCCATCGCTTATGACAATGCTCAGGAAGCATGGACTGCTCGTTACAACCACGAAACCATCGCAATGGGCTTCTCCATCACTGAAGAGGCAGTGGAAGACAATCTGTATGACAGCTTGTCTAGCCGCTACACCAAAGCTCTGGCTCGTGCTATGGCTTACACCAAGCAGGTCAAGGCCGCTTATGTGCTGAACAATGCGTTCACCACTACAGTGACCTACGGTGACGGCGTTACCCTGTGTAGCACCGCCCACCCGCTGATCTCTGGTGGCGTTAACAGCAATCGCCCATCGACCGGCGCAGATTTGAATGAAACTTCGTTGGAAAACGCAGTCATCCAGATCGCCCAGTGGACTGATGAACGTGGCCTGTTGATTGCATCAAAGCCCAAAAAGCTGGTTGTGCCTCCATCACTCCAGTTCGTTGCCACCCGTCTGTTGGAAACCGAGTTGCGCACAGCAACCGCTGACAACGACATCAACGCCATCAAGAACAATGGCTCAATCCCCGGCGGCTACACTGTCAATAACTACCTGACAGACACAAACGCTTGGTTCTTGTTGACCGATGTTCCTAACGGCCTGAAGCACTTTGTGCGCACTCCCATGTCTACCGGCATGGATGGTGACTTTGATACCGGGAATGTCCGCTACAAAGCCCGTGAGCGTTACAGCTTTGGTGTGTCAGATCCTCTGGGTGTCTTCGGATCCCCCGGTTCGTCCTAATCAGGCGGAAGAAAAAGGGAGCTTCGGCTCCCTTTTTTATTGCATTCGTTTAAACTGCATGGTATAAACAAGGTATTCCGGGGTTCTCCGGTGTATCTGACAGTCCCGGCTGACGACATGCAGACAGATACGCCACAACTTGCATGTAAGGAAAAATCATGTCCCGTACTACGTTCCAAGGCCCTTTGCGTTCACTCGGTGGACTCTATCAACAAGGCCCAGCTTCTATCGTTGCTATCACAGCAAGCACCACATTGTCTCCTGAAGATCATGGTGGTCGCATCATTTCTGTTGGTGGCACATTGGCAGCAGATGTCGTTTTGACATTGCCAGCTATTAACACAACAGCAAACCCCATCACATCTGGCCCCGGTCAAGACCC